CGAACCGGGACGCACAGCCGGGCACCAAGCGATGAACCGTATCGACAAACTGGCTGCGCCGCACGAGGGGCGCAGATTGCGCCACATCAAACGTCTGCGGCGTCTACAAGAACGCATCGCGTCACTCGGTTACAAGACGCGCATGCCGCGGAAATAGAAATGGCCCTCTGGGACGAGGTTACGACCCGCTACAGCAGCCAGCGGCTGATCCAGCTTACGAACCCCGACGTGAAGCCGTCCGGGGCTACGGCCCTCGCCGTGGATCAGGACCGCGCGGACGCGGCCGTCACGGACGCGGAGGCCATGTTCGAGACGATCGTGGGCGCGGCATTCGACATCGATGACGCGCAGCACGTGGCGGAGGCCGTCGAACTCGTCGTGACCATCCTGTCGGCCCGGGGGGCTCAGTCCACCAAGGCTGCGGAGGAGATGATGCGCGGCGCACGCGCACGACTCGAGCGACTCGCCAGCGCCACGACCCGTTCGCGCATCCTGCCGAAGTCCGACAGCACGACGGAGCCCACGAATCCGAACGAGGAGCAGACGGGGCGCGTGTACCCGGACTTCGACCGCTCGAGGTTCCGCCGGCAGGTGGCCGAGAACCGCGACGGTCAGGACCCCTATCCGGAGTACCCGGGAATCGGCTAGTGAAGATCATCGTCGTACACCCGGGCGACGAGGAGCAGATGGTCCAGATCCTCGGACGCATCCGGGACAAGACCGGTCTGCTCAACGCCGCGGGGGCACTCCTCGTCCGTACGTCGCAGCAGAGCTTCGTTGACCAGCGCCTCGGGGACAAGGTATGGCCGCACCGCTATCAGTACCGCGACCCGGAGCCCTTCGTCAACGTGGCCGGCGTCGTGGCGGACTTCCGGATGGGACGCACACGCCCTCCGAACCGCCGTTTCGAACGCCGGCCCGCGCTGTCGGACACCGGCCGCCTGCGACAGTCCGTGTCCTACCGCGTATTCGGGGGGGATTCCGTCGAGGCCGGGTCAGCAGTCCCGTACGCGGCCAAGCACCAGCACGGGGGTAAGGAGACTCAGCCCATCGACGTCTCTACCAAGGAGCGTCTGTGGGCGTGGCTCAAGGGGCAGGACAAGCCCATGAAGCAGCGTCTCGGGTTCCTCCTCAACAAGAACGTCACCGAACTCGAGACGAAGGTCCATAAGCGGCCGTTTGTCGGGGTAACTGACCGGGACGCCGACGAGATGACCGCCCTCACCGAGGAATGGGTGGCGGGGTAGGTTCCGCGGGTTCGACCTTCTCCCACCGCGTGTGCTTCCACTCATAGCCGACCAGCCTTCCCAGCTTCATCACCGAGTTTCCGAGCAGCCAGATCCATGCGAGGATGATGAGAATGACAAGGAAGGACGCACAACCTCCGTCGCCCTTGTTCTGCAGCGCGTTGACGTCGTTCTCGAGATTCCGGATGCGGCGGTCCTGTTCCAATTCGTCCATCTAACCTCCAACCCACGAGGTCGTGTCGTGCGGATCTACTACGCCGTCTCCATGTTCAGCCGCCGGGCCGCGCGTTCCGAGCACAACCGCGTAGTTCAGGTCCCCCGAGGGCGTCGGCTCCTTGAGCGCATACCCGAGTTCCCCGATGAGGTCATCGTAGATCTTCCGGCGGTCCTCCGTGATGTACGGCATTCGATTACTACCTCCTTACGCCGTCCGCAGACGGGACAATACTCGAACCGTTCCCGCCGCACGAGGACCGTGATGTGGGACCTCGTGCAGCGGCAGCGATCACAGTACCTGTTCATGCCACGACGGCGGGTTTCGTCGGCCGGTCGAAGAATCCGAAGCTCTCGTCCCGGTCCGAACGCTTGATCTTGGCCGTGAAACGGACCTTGCACCCGCGCAGGGGGAACCTGTCTCCGGGGGGCTGTAGCCGGCGGGTGCCGCTCCTGTCGATGTAACCGGCCCCGATGTCGAGGAGCACCGAGGGGCATGTCCCCCACAGCTTGAACTCGCCGCCGTCCTTCTCGACCACGACGAGCATCTTGGTCTGCGTCCCGTACGGACCTTCCTGATTGCGCAGGGTGACGATGTGGCCGACGATCTCGACGCGCGCGTTGCCCGTGTCCGGGACGGGGATCGGCTTGATGACCGCGAGGCGGACCTTCAGCGCGCGTAGGAACTCGATGGTACGCTCGCTGATCCAGCCGGTGCGCTCGAACTTCCGCGCGATGTCGCGGGGGGCGTCGTGGTCCAGCTTCAGGAGTTCGGCGAGGTCGTGGTACGTCTCGAGGGCCTTTGCCTTGCGCTCCTCCGCCTCCTTGCGGAAGGCGACGAGCCTCTCCTGCCGGCGAGCCTCCTTGCGTGCGATCCGCCGCTCCTTCGCGAGCTTGGCACGCTCGGCCTTGATCTGTGCCGTGAGGGCCGTCATGGACTCGGGGGCGGTGCGCTCCGTCTTGAGGACGCACTCACAGCCGACCTTGAACTTGCGGCCGTCCCGGTCCTCGATGTGGTACACGTGCATGATCGCCTGCCCGCAGTAGTCGCAGGTGGAGCCCGACTGGATCGGGGCACCCGGGAAAGCCTGATACACGGCTTTGGTGTAGTGGGTGAAACGGAAGGGGGCCAGCCCGAGGCCGGCCCTCTCGAAGGGGTGGGTCCAAGTGGTCGTCATGCCCGTGAAGGAGCAAGGACCGTGCCACTCTACCCGTTCATCTTGGGACGGACGAGGAGGAGCTTGTCCTTCAGGAAGTCCGGGATCCTGACGCGGCGGCAGCCGTCCGGGAGCCACTTCTCCTCGCTCGCGTCGTCCTTGAAAAACACCTGCACGATGTGGACCGGCTTGGTGGTGTTCTTCGTCGTCTCGTACAGGCGGCCTCCGACGCAGCCGACCTGCTTCAGAAGCTCCTTCAGGGCCTCCTCCGCGCAGAAAGCAGTCTTGAACGTCTCGGTAAACTGGATGTAGGTGGGGTTCGTCATGTCACGACTACCCGCGAACGGCGTGCCATGGTAGAATGGGCGTATGTCCGCCCCCGTAGCTCAGCACATCGATCACGTCCCCGGGTACCTGTGTGCCGACCCGACCGACCTGTCCGCAGCGTTTCCCCACGGCGGTACGGCACTCGGGGTGTGCAGGGATCAGCGTTTCCGTCCGGGAACACGTCACTTCCCGGTGGTAGCAGAGGAGTTCGGGCAGGTGGTCGAGGGCGTGTACGTCGGACAGTCCGGGGTGTTCGTCGCCGTGATGCGGCAGCTTGACGACGACATGTTGCTGAAGATGTTCCGCGGGGCCGCGGCCGGGACCTCCGGGCGTACGCTCGTAGGCGCGGACGAGACGGATGACGCGGATAGGGCCGGCATCGCGCCTACGCCCGTCGTGCTCTACTTCTCGCCGCTCTCGGACACGCAGCCGGGTATCATCCTGTACCGGGCGGTGCCGCTGGTGGATCAGGCGGCTGAGATCAACGGCCGTCTCGACGACGACGTGGGAACGGCCGTGATGTTCCTCGCGACTCCGGACGATCAGGGGAGGTCCTACGCCATCGGCCTCCGGGGGGACCTGTCGCTGTGAACCTCCTCGAGGCCCTCCTGAACGGTCCGGAGGAGAGTCCGCTGCCCGAAGGCACGGAGGAGGCCATCCGTGAGTCCGCCGTCGCGTTCTACGCCGCCGGGGGTACTCTGACGCTCATGGACTGGTTGCTACTTCCGGAGACGTTCCGGAGGGCCTTCCTGACCGCACGGCTCGGCGCGGCCACCGAAGCCGCCAAGGAAGCCGCCTGCGAGGCCGCCCTTACGGAGGCCGTAGGTCCGTGACCACGCTGCAGATCGTCAACCGCCTGAGGAACGTCCTCCGTACCCTCCGCTGGGGAGACACCGGGGACGTCATCTTCCCGGATACCTCCGTCGTCGTGTCCGCGGCCATGACCGATGACGAGTTCGGGCGGCTCATCCTGCCGGCGGCCGTCATCCGACCGGTCGGGGGCTCCCGCGACCCGCGACACGGGCAGGAGGCCCGCCTGTGGGCGCAGGGTATCGAGGTCGTCATCATGCAGTCCCTCGCCGGGGACCAGCGCGGAGAGTTCGCCCTCGTGGGACGTGGCAGGGGCTCCTCCGCGACCAGCGCCGTGGGTCGGGGACTGCTCGAGATCGAGGAAGAGGTCCTCGACGCCGTGGCGCTCCTGAACGAGATCGACGGCGTGAATCTGCAACTCGTCGCCGCGTCGGACCCCGCGGCCATCTACGATGACGTGGGACCGCTGCTCACCAAGGCGTACCGCTTCGATGCCATGACGACGCTCACCAAGGCGTACCTCCCGCCTAGGTTCGTCGGGTATTCGGGCGGTACGCTTTCGTGGACCGCGCCCGAGGACACGACCGACCTCGTGAGCTACGTCGTGCGCCGTGCCGCCGGGGCAGTCCCCGTCGCACGCGTCACGGACGGTACGGGCGTGGCACTCGGTTCTCCCCTCGACACTTCCATAGCCGACGCGCCGTCCTCCGGGACGTACACCTACTGCGTGTTCGCGCGGTACGCGAAGCCCGGCGGCTCCGTGGCGATCTACTCGAGCGACTTCTCCGACGTGACGGTGGAGGTCTGATGGCTACCGTAATCGGTGACGCCAAGATCGTCCTCAAGATCGAGACGAAGGAGGCCGAGGAGGCTCTCGAGAAGTACCGCAAGCGCAAGCCGGGGGCGGCAGGCGGAGGCGGTAACGGGAGCCCTTCGGTCCCTCCGGGGCCGGGCGACAGCGACGAACCGGGCGAGGACAGGTCGGGCGGCGTGAATCCTGCGCTGCTCGCCGCGGCGGCACGGATCCCGGGGCTGCTGCGCAGCGGTGTCATGAACATCGTCGGATGGCAGGGCATCAAGAGCGTATCAGGCAAGTTCGCCGGGTTCTTCCGTCCCGGTGGCGGACCCGACGTCGTGAGCAAGTTCGATGCCGCGATGCAGACCGGTTACGACGAACTCAACAAACGCATGCTCGAGGTCGAGGCCGGGACGAAGCTGCTCTACTCGATGATCAAGGAGACGGGCCTGCTGTCCCTGCTCGGCATGCACTCGGAGGCCATGACCGACCTCGCGACCATCGGCGCGTCGGCTGCCGCTGCTGGGGACCCGACCGGCCCGTGGGCCAAGCGTCCCGAGGTGCTCGCCAAACTCGCGTTACAGATGTATCTCGGGAATCTGGACATCCAGCACGCGAAGGACAGCGAGAACATCATGATCGAGCGCATCCAACTCGGACTCGTCGGCAAGGCGGCGCGTAACGTCGCGGAAGCCATGAAGGCGAACGCGAAGAAGGAGTAGTCATGCCTGCGCCGGCACGCCTCGATCGCGAGATCTACGTCAACTACGGGAACATCCAGATCGGCCCCGATTCCGACACGTACGAGATCCACGACCGTTTCCGTCACGTGAAGTCGTGGGACCGTGCCGTCGTGGAGTTCAACGTCATGGTCAGGGGTGCGACGGTCGGGGAGTTCGCGGACAACTGCAACGCCATCGAGGCGGCATTCTCCGAACCGGACAAGTCGCTCCTCGTGACGCAGGGCGCGGCTACGCTCGTGTCCTACGCCGCGGCACCCGAGGATTACTGCCGACCGACGATCCAGAAGTCCGCGGGCGAGGCCGATACCGGACGCTCCCGCCTGTACACGGTGCGCATCGACATCGACCCCAAGGCGTCGATGCTCTCGCCGCAGGGCCTCCGCGACGTGAGCGTGGACGTCTCGTTCTCGCCGGCAAGGCGCAGGACCGTGAACATCTCCGGGACCGTGACCGCGATCTCGGGTTCCTCCGCGCGCAGCCAGTACACGTCCATCATCTCGTCGTACTGCAGCGCCGCGTTGTCCGGGCTCGGCGGCACGTACGAACTCGTGGGCGAACCCGTACAGGCGCTCGACCGCCCGGGACACCTGCTCCGGTTCCACCGCACGTACCGGGAGCGGCTTGCGCACGAGGGCGGCTCGTCCCTCGATGACGAGGACCTGTTCGAGCAGACGGCCACGTTCACGCGCGTACGGCCGGCCCCGGGCGATACCGACCGCCTGCCGATGGCAGGGGGCGGCACGTCCGCGGGCGGAGCCGGGGACCCGGTGAAGCGGCTCACGCAGTACGACGTACAGTACGTGGCGTACCTCGCACAGGGCGTGGACTTCGACACGAAGTGGAACACCATCCGGGACTGGCTGTTGCGGGAGACGGAATCGCAGTTCGGGGCCTCCGGGCTCGCACTCGTGAACGAACGTTCCTCGTTCGACATCGATGACCGCCGCATCTCCGCCTCCCTGTCCCTGCTCGGCGCGGAGGAGGGCACCACGCTGCTCGAGCGCAGGGTATCCGCCACGGACGATGACGACGACGACGAGATCCTCGTCCCCGCATGGACGGGGAAGCGATTCTCGAGGCACCGTTACGACGCGCCTACCGACCTCGTACGTACCGTGACGGAGACGGCCCGCTTCCTCGGTGACATGACCCTCGGGCAGGCGCACGCACGCGCCAAGTCGCTGTTCATGACCGGGAGGCAGGACATCCGCGAAGGTGACGAGGGCGTCTGGAGCCGCGGACGCATCACGGCCCGCGTGACGCCCCTGCGCCTCGGTACCGAGGATCATCCGCTCAACGTGACGGACGTGGAGATCACGATCCGTCGCCGCTTCTTCAACCCCGTAGTCAGGAACACGCAGGCACCGTGAGCACCGCATCGGTCAAGATCAACGGCCTGCCCGTGCTCGGTTCGTCCCCCTTCGTGTGGACGTTCCGCGCCGGGACTGCGCCCGTCATGGCGGAAGCGGACTTGCATCCGGAGCACGCGGAGGCGCTCCTGCAACTCGGCCCGCACCCTATCGAACTCAAGATCCACGACGGCACGGTCGAGCAGGTCATCAAGGGCGTGTACGTCCTGCACGAGGTCCCCGCGCAGAACCCCAAGATCCGACGCGTCGTCATCGCGGACCGTCGCTGGCTCTGGCCGTACAACGTCATCAAGCGTACGTTCAACGAGCGCAGGCGGGTCAGCGTCAGGCGTGCGGAGTCCCCGGGTGGCGACTTGCTCACAGATCCCGTCATCGATGAGGTGGCCTACACGCCGTATAGCCTCGACGGGGAAGCCCCGTGGACCGCTTCCGCGGCGCTGCGCGACGTGATGGCCGAACTCCTCAAGGGCGAGCAGGACTTCTCCGGCGCGGGAGCGCGGCTCGTGATCGAGGACGGACCCTTCGATGAGGTCCCGTTCGAGAACCTCCGTCTCGATGACGAGGGCGATTCCGCCGTGGACCGCATCCTCTCGTACATTCCTGAGGCCGCCGTCACCGTCAACGCGGACGGGGACGTGATCGTGTACTCGAGGCTGAACGAGAAGGAGGAGGACTGGTTCAAGGACGTGGCCGGCCCCGAGAAGTTGTACGGCGGCCACACGCAGCCGATCTCGCTCCGTCGCATCCGTCCGAAGGAGATCCACGTCCTGTTCACCCGCGAGTTCGACCTGCGGTTCGACTTCGCGGAGGTGGACGTCGGAGACTCCATCGTGCAGGGGCGTGACGAACGCATCGTGGACAACGTACTCCCCATCCCGGACTTCCGCCTGACCGTGAACGGCAAGGAACTGTCACAGGGTACGTGGATCACGGTCACGCAGGCGCTCAGGGCGTGGGGCGAGATCCCGGGCTACGGAGCGCTCACCGTGAAGCTGCTGCGGGAGGCCGCCGTCCCGGGCGTGGACCTGTGGTCGGGGGCGCTCCTCGCCGGCAAACGCGACCCGGACGCGGACTGGACGTCACGCATCGCCACGCTGCAGACCCACTTCCGGCGCACGTTCCGCCTCAAGCGCCGTTGGATGGACCGGATCGCGAGGTTGAATCCGTACCTCGTGGCCGTCATCGACCCGACGACCGGTACGCGCGCTCCCGCTCTGGTGTGGAGCGACAGCGTGATCCTAAACACGCAGCGCTCCCTGCTCGCCGACGTGCACTACGAGCGCGACCTGCAGTACGCGATCAACCGGGAAGGTTATCCGGCCGGCGGCGTCCTCCCCTCGAGCACGCAGGCCGCACCGTGCCGGCTTCGCATCGTGGACCACGATCAGGGTATCATCAGTCTCGACTGGCTGATGGACGAGACGAGGATCTCCGACCTCATCCTGCCCGGGACGCTCAGCAACGGACCGTCCCCGGATCTCGGCACCAGCGGTCCCATCGGCTTCAACGCGATCTACGAGGACTTCGACGTCAATCACCTGCCGCAACTCACGTCCGGTTACAAGTGCATCGTCATGCTCTCGGCCGTGCCCGGTGCCCCGAACGATGACCGGCAGTTCGAGCGCGTCGTCGTGCACCCCGAGGACGTCGCGTTCGCTTGGCCTGACGGGTTCACGCCGGGGCCGTGCGGCGGACCGATCATGGAGGTTCGCGTCGGACCCGGCATGGAGACGGCGCGCATCCAATGGCGCGACGACCGCAAGACGGACATCGAGGCGGCATGGGGCATCGGTGACTACCGCGAGGTGGACCTGTCGGACCTCCTGCTCAACGCGCACCCGGGGCGCAGGGCGCAAGCCGGCTCGCTCACCGAGATCGCGCACGCCGTCGCCATGCGTACGTGGGCCGGCATGGCGGACCGCCGGCAGGGCTCCTCCAAGCTCGCGTTGCCCAAG